AAATTTGAAGGCTGCGAATACAACGCATACAAATGTGCAGCAGATGTTTTAACAATAGGTTATGGGCATACTAAGGATGTTAAAGAAGGAGACTTAGTAACTCAACAAGAAGCAGAAAATTTATTAACAAAAGACTTAGAAGAATTTGAAGGTTATGTATTAGATGCTGTAGAGATGCCAATGAGCCAACATCAATTTGATGCAATGGTTTCATGGACATTTAATTTAGGGCCAAACAACCTTAAAAGCAGTTCAATGCTTAAGGTTTTAAACAAAGGTGACTATGAAGATGTACCTGCACAAATCAAGCGTTGGAATAAGGCAGGAGGCAAGGTTTTAGAGGGTTTAACAAGAAGAAGAGAGGCTGAAGCTTTATTGTTTGAAGGTAAAGAATGGGAGCATGTATAAAAAATGTCTCTTAATAAGATTTTATTTAAACCAGGTATAAACAGAGAAGGAACCGAATACGATAATACGGGCGGTTGGTTTGATGTAAATCTTGTACGTTTTAGAAAAGGTAGACCAGAAAAGTTTGGTGGATGGTCAAAAGATGGTGAGAATTCTTACTTAGGTACTGCAAGAGCCTTGCATGCTTGGACTTCTTTAGGAGGTACAAAATACCTAGGACTTGGAACAACTTTTAAATATTATATTAAAGAAGGAGATGGTTACGCAGATGTTACCCCGATTAGAGCCACAACAACTAATGGTATTGTTTTTGCTGCTACTAATGGCAGCTCTAATATAACCGCAACTGATTCAAATCATGGAGCTGTAACAGGAGATTTTGTAACTATATCTGGTTCTGCCTCTTTAGGCGGTTTAATCACTGCTGCAGTTTTAAACCAAGAGTATCAAATAACGGCTGTTCCTTCTGCCAATACCTATACCATTACAGCAAAAGACTCTTCTGGAAATGCTGTTGTTGCCAATTCAAGTGATAGTGGTAACGGCGGTTCTGGAGTAGATGGAGCCTATCAAGTAAACGTTGGTTTAGACTTTTATGTTACTGGTACTGGTTGGGGTTCAGGAGCTTGGGGTGAAGGAACCTTTGGTTCTACAACATCCCTATCTAACACTAATCAGCTAAGACTTTGGACTCACGATCATTTTGGCGAAAACCTTATAATTAATCAAAGAGGCGGTGGTATTTTTAGATGGGTCGAGAACAATGGTACAACAACAAGAGCCTTAGACTTATCACAGATAAGTGGAGCTAACTTAGTTCCAACAGTGGGATTACAAGCTATTACCTCTGAAAAAGACAGACATTTAATAATATTAGGAGCAGACCCCGTATCTTCTGGAGCAAGAACAGGTGTTATAGACCCTATGCTTATAACCTTTAGCGATCAAGAGAATGATTTAGAGTTCCAGCCATTGATTACCAATACTGCTGGAGATTTAAGATTATCGTCTGGTTCTTCTATTATTGGCGCAACTAAGTCAAGACAAGAGATTCTTATTTGGACTGATACTGCTCTATATAGCATGCAGTTTGTTGGACCACCTTTTACATTTGCTGTTAACTTAATTAATGAAGGCGCAGGTCTTATAGGGCCTAAAGCCGCAGTTACATCAGCTCAATCTATTTATTGGATGTCAGCCACTAACTTCTACGCATACACAGGTAGCGTTCAGAAGATTCCTTGTACTGTTCATAATTATGTATTTGGAGATATAAATTATGGCCAATCTTTTAAAACACACGCATTTACTATTACTGAGAAATCAGAGGTAGGTTGGTTCTACTGCTCATCTAGTTCATTAGAGATAGACAGATATGTTATTTACAATTACGAAGATAATATATGGTATTACGGCGAGTTAGAAAGACATGCTTGGTTAGATAGTGGTATTGAAGACTATCCTAGAGCTACTTTTGACGGATACCTTTTTGAACAAGAGACTGGATTTAATGATGATGGTAGTCCTATGACTAATGTATTTATAGAAAGCTCAGACTTTGAGGTTGGCGAAGGAGAACAATTTGCTTACATACAAAGGATGTTCCCAGACTTTAAATTCCTATCTAACTCAGAATCAGGCAAGGTAAATATAGTATTAAAAACTAGAAATAATTCAGGGGAATCTCTATCAATTAGCTCTACAAACTCTATAGGAGCTACTACAGGACAAATTAATCTTAGAACTAGAAGTCGTCAAGCTGTCCTACGTGTAGAGTCAGATGATGATTCAGCTGGTAATGATAATGTTGGTTGGAGACTAGGAGCTACTAGGTTAGATATTAAACCAGACGGCAGAAGATAATGGCTAAACTGCTGCCAACCAGCCTCCCGCTTGCTCAAGGGGATATGTCTCCTGAAATTTTTAATAGATTAGTTAGGATTCTTGAGTTAAACTTAGGACAGTTCGACCCAAATCGAACGCCGCAGTTCAACGATACAGAGATTGCGCAGTTAAACTTTTTACAGGGCGACGTTATATGGAATACATCTTCTGGTGTATTACAGGTCTACATAGGTAATAGGTGGGTACAACTCCATACTCCTAATAGTCCAAACGAAGGCCTTGAAGCAACAGCTTCTGTAGGTGCGGTTTCTGTTATAAATGATGGAAATATAATAGTAAACATTACAAGCTCTTACAGTGGTTGGAATATAGAAAAATGGTATTCTTAATATGTTAGCAGCGGAAAATACACAAGAAGATTCATACAAGTTAAAGAACTTGTTACTCGGCTTTCCATCTGATTGGTTTGTTAATAAGGATACTTTAAAAAAAGCAAAAGCTTCTATTCCAAACATTGTTGATTTTTATAAAAGCCAAGGTCTTGATAACCCAAACGAATTACCATTACAAAGTGTTATAGAGGAGCCTTTAAAGGATGTTTATACAGTTCCTTTATTTTCAGATAAGTTTTGTAAAATATTATTAGATGAAGTGGCAAACATGCAAAAAGAGTTTGCTTTTTCTCCAAATCCAGACGAAGACGAGCTTAGACAAATACCAGAAATTGTTCTGAGTGAAAAATGTCCAGAGATATACGCATCGTTAATGCAAGTTGTTCAATCACTCATCAATCCAATTTTATTAACTATATGGAATCGTCACGTTACAGGTGGCAATATTCAAATAGCTAATTACAACCTAAAGAACAAGAAGCAAGGAGCTTGGCATCACGATGCTAGTTCTGATATAAGCATTGTAGTCCCTTTAAATACAGGCGATTACAAGGGTGGCGGAACAGAATTTTTAAACAGAGGAGTCATAGAACCATTACCTACAGGTAGCGGTCTTATATTTCCTAGCTATACACACATGCACAGAGGATTAGCAGTAGAGGAAGGAGATAGATATTTGCTAGTTTTTTGGTTAACATCAATAGAAGAAGATGTTAACAGCGAGGAAAATAAAGGGTAAAATTATAAAATGAATAGAATAGACAACAGCGGACAAGGAATAGCTCAACTCGGTAGGGATGAGGATCAATACATGGCTCACGTCGCCCAAGGCGAAATGGTCGTACCTCCTGTCATATCTCAAGAAACAAGACAAAGAATAGAGCAAGAACTTCGTGCAGCAGGCCTTTCTCCAGATGAATACAAAGTAGGAGATGGTATGTCTATCAATCCAATTACAGGAATGCCTGAATTTGGATGGTTAAAGAAAACATTTAAGTCTGTTAAAAAAGTAGCTAAAAAAGTGGCTCCTGTTATTGGGCCTTTAGCAAACTTTATTCCAGGAGTAGGGCCATTATTAAGTGCGGCTATAGCAGCTGGAACTACTAAATTAGCTGGTGGTAGTTGGAAAGATGCTTTGAAATCTGGGGTTATGAGTTACGGAGCAGGTAAATTAAGCGGAGGCATTGGTGGTTTAAAGGGTAAGCCAACAGGCGGTAATTTCTTTGGAAATGCAAAAGAATTTTTATTTAAAGGTAAAGACGGCGTAGGTCTTCTTGGCAATGTAGGAAAAGGCATTGGTGGCTTAAAAGATAGAGCAGGTGAATTTTTATTCAAAGGCGATGATGGTGTAGGTCTTTTTGGCAATACAGTAGGAAAAGGATATGAATATGTTATGCCAGGTAAAGACGGCGTAGGCTTATATGGCAATATGTTTGGTGGTGGTGAAGGATTATCAGAATACGAAATACAACCTGGTGATAACTTAACTAAAATAGCAGAAGCAAACGGAACAACTGTAGAAGCTTTAATGAAAGCTAATGGAATTACTGATCCAAATATGATTCAAGCAGGAGCAAAGCTATCTATTCCTAGTGCTAGTGGCGGTTTTGATTTTAAAAATTTATTTGGTGGTGGAACTGATGGGCAAAGCAGACTTGGACTAATAGAAGATATGTTAAAAGGTAGAAGTTCTGATCCTGTTAGAGATGGTGGAGGTCTTGGTGGATTATTTGGAGGTGGTTCTGGAGGAGGTATGGGTAATCTAGGCGTCGCAGGAATATCTGCTTTATTAGGCAAGATGGCATACGACTCTGCTAAAGATCGTATGGGTGGATTAGCTTCAACTCCAGCAGTAACAATGGACTCTCTTGGTAGATATTCTTTAGCTAATGCTTTAGGTACTGGGGGAACTAGAGAAGAATTTGGTCTTTCTGCAGCTCCTAAATCTTTAAACTTTGCTTATGGCGGACCTGTACAATACTTTAATCAAGGCGGTTTAGCTGCAATTGCTGAACAAGACATGCGTGAGGGTGGAGAATCAGAAGGTCCTGGAACTGGAACTTCAGATGATATACCAGCAATGTTAAGCGATGGAGAGTTTGTAATGACTGCAGCTGCAACAAAAGGTGCAGGTGCTTTTAAATTAAATAAAACAAAATCAGGAATAGAACTTATCTCAGGTGGTAAAGCATCTCGTAAAAAAGGCGTAGAAAATATGCGTGAACTGATGAATATCTTTGAGGCAATATAATGGCTACACCTAACTACTATCAGAACAGCAATCAAATGGTTCCTGTTGTTAAATCATTTCAAACCGATGAAAGAATAAGCGATCCTCGTTTAAGAGAATTTTACTTTGGAAGTCCTGATTACGAAGGAATAATGAGTGAAGGCAGAAGAGCTGCAGAAAGAGCTTTTGGAAACCCTTTTCAAGCTAAGGGTGTTGCAGGATTTTCACCATTTGCTAACAGAGCAATGGAAGGTGCTTATAGCGGTATAGGCGGTTATAAGCCATATTTAGATTTTCAAAAAAATGCAATGTTAGAAGGCATGGGAACTACGGCTGACAGAAGAGGCTTATTAGATGAATCTGCAGAAGGTTACAGAAGAGCTGGCGAGATGCAACAACCTTATTTGTCTGGAGCAGAGAATCAATACGGTGCTGGTTTTAGAGATTTACAGTCAAGCTTTGGTCAACAAGGGCCATCTGCTAGAGATTTTCAAAGAGCTTCCTTAAGAGGCTTTGACCCGCGTTCTACAGCTGCTTATAACAATCCTTTTGAGAACCAAGTAGTACAACAAACAATTGACGACGTATTTAAACAAGGCGAAATATCTGATATCGGCCAAAGAGCTAGAGACATACAATCAGGTGGACAGTCCGCCTTTGGTTCTAGAGCAAAGCTTGGAGCTGAAGAAAGAAGAGCTGCTTTAGGTAGAGGCTTGGGTGAGGCTTTATCTGGCATACGTTCTAAAGGTTTTGATACGGCTCAAGGTAGAGCTATGGATGAATCAAGATTTGGCAGAGGTGCTTTAGAAAGAGCTGGAGCTTTTGAAGCTGGATTAGGTAGAGATATGTCAGGTGCTAGAAGAGGTTATGCAAGCGATATGATGGGTATAGGACAGAGAAGAGGCGACATTGCTAGAACTGGAGCTGGAGACATGAGAGGCATATCTAGTGACCTTGGAGGTATTGGAAGAGATTATGCAGATTATGGAAGACAGATGGGTGATCTAGGCGGCAGATATCAACAGTATGGCAGAGATGAAAGGTCTGAACTAATGGGCTATGACAGAGACGCTAGAAGTATGAATCAAGCAGGTATTGATGCTCAGTATGATGCAGACGAAAGAAATAGATACAGAGGAATGAAAGGTGTGGATTATATGAGAGGATTTATGCCTGATTACCAACCTGGATTTAAAAATGTTAATACTCAGTATGGAGAACCAAATGATCCTAGAAATGCTGGTATAGCTGCTATGTTAGGTACTTACAGAAGTTTTGCCGATCCTTATGGACAAGGCGCTCCTGGAACTTATGACGATGCAATAGCAAGATTACAAAGAGAGAGATATAGTCAAGGACAACCAGCAGGAGCAGGACAACCAGCAGGAGCAGGACAACCAGCAGGAGCAGGCACAGCACCAACAACAAATGCAGGAGCTGGCGGCGGTGGTTATTCTGGTAGATACGGTGGGGGATACTCAGCATAATGAATATATATAATAGAAGTATGTTTGCTAATGGTGATGAGGTATTTGTTCCAACTGGTGAAAACCCTTATCCAACAGCATATTCTTCTCAAGATAATACTAGTTCTGCTAGTCCTATGAATAATAGAGGTAATGAAGATATTTCTCAGGAAATTATTGATTATGCAAAAGCTTTAGGCATAGATACAACTGGAAAACCAGCAAAACAAATACTCTTAGAAATTAACACTGCTATAGATGTAAAAAATGAAAAAAATAAACCAGGTCTAATTGGGGGAAAAGGAAGCACTCTTTTTGATTATACTGATCCTATAGATATTGCTGCTACTGGCCTGGCAGCAACAGGAATTGGAGCGCCTCTTGCTGGATATATTAAAACTGCAAACATTGGTAGAAAATTAAAAAAAGCCTATAACACTTCAACCAAGTCTCAAAAATATCTTGCTGGAGCAGGAGGATTAGGAGCAGCAGATTTATTTATTGATAATGATTCTAGAAATTTTCAAGAAGTACCAGAAGATATAACATCAGCTTTGGAATCACTTGATAAAAAGAAAAATCCAGCTGTTTCTGTAGCTAAAAGCCCAGCTGAAATAAAAAAAGCTAAAAAAGATAAAGAAAAAAAAGATATTGAAAGTATTGAAAATTCAATTAAATTCTTTGAAGAATTAAAAAATAAAGAATTAGAAGCTTACCAAGATGATAAAAAAGCAAGAAAAGGAAGAAATGCTAACATTTTTCTTGAAGAGATGTCTTTAGCAATGGCTGGTACAAATAATTTAGCAGATGGTATTGCTGTAGGAGCTGCAAATGCAGCTTCTAAAGTTGGCGATGCTGATGAAGCTGAAGAGCTTGCAAAGGCAAAATTT